ACTTGTTAAAGGTGCATTCCGAATGTTAACTCTTAAACAAGTTGCGATTTAGTCATATCACGAACTTGCTTATCATTCAGTGCATCTGTAATTTCTTTCTCAGTGGAAAGCATACCCAAAGAGTCTAATACAAAAATACAGGGTTTGCGTTCCTCTAATGGTTTCTTAAGGTATATATCTACCGCTTTGAGCGCCTTTCCGCGAAACTCTTCAATAGTAACAACATTAACAACCACCAGACGAGTAGTATCAATTCCACGAGATTCTAATAGAGATTTAGTGACAGCAGCCTCAGTATCAAAGTAGAGACAATAACCATCGGGGTGAGTATCAAGAAAATTCTTAACAACGGCGAGACTGAAGAAAGTCTTTCCAGTACTAGACTCTCCAGCAATAGCAGTAATCTTATTGCCAGATACACCGCCAAATATGCTACCTGAAACCAGTGCGTTAAAAATATACGAACCCGTGTCAACATAAGTCTCAGTCTCATCAATATCGGATGCTAACTTTGTATAGTCATCACCAATTTCTTTTACAATATCTTTAAGAAAATCCATTAATTTTCTCCAATAAAAACATAATCTGGATTTTGAGATTTAAACATCTCTACTGCCTCTTCAGTTTTAAAAAACTTAAAAAGTGTTGTGTTTGGAAACTCTTTAATATAATAATTCAGTTTAATCATCATGCCACCATCCCATATTCTTCACGAAGTATTTTTTTATAAGGCAAACCCTGTTCCCTAAGTTCTTTGACTAGTTTCAGTTTGTGATACAACGCAGCATCTCCACCAAAACCAAGTGCTTTTACAATAGTTTCTAATTCTTTATCATTAATAGGCAAATCCATTAGGCAAAAAAGAGTTCAAGGTTTACAGTTTTTTCTACATTCCATCCGATAGAATCAAGAATGATTTTCAGAGGTTCTAGAAATGCTTTCTCAAATTGTAACTCATAATCAATGTACTTGTCAAGGTTAAGTTCCCTAGGAAAATCTTGAATAAATGAGATTACATTTTCATGAATAGTATTTGGTTTCTTTAAATAAATGAACTTAATCTTTTCTCCGTTTTGAATAAGTGAATATTTACCCGTAAGATTTTTTTGTTTAATATAATGATTAAACAGCAGTGCCCCTCGAACGTGAATGGGAGTTCCCTTCATATAAATGTCTGCAGATGATGAATACTTTTGAACGTCAGATGCAGAACGTGGGAATGATATTTCTTCTGGTGATAATTTTTTAAACTTATTGCGGCAGTCATCAATAAACTTAATCATATCATCTTCACTACCACTCATCATAATATCAAAAGATTCTTTTAATAGTTTACGACAAGGAGCAGGAGTGGAGGATTTAATTGCCTCAATACCTTTAATCTTAAGTTTGGGTTTTTCATAACGGACACCTTCACTATCCCAAACGCTTAAGATATATCGCTTCTTCGCAGTCCAAATACCACGTTCGGCAATACACTCTCGCTTCATAATCATTTTTTGATCATAAGCATTTACATACTCAGCCAATTCTTGGTAAGAACCTTCAATATACTTTTCAAGTTCCACATTACAGATCTTGTCAAGGAACGAAACAACGCTTTCAGTAGTTTTCTCTCTTCCCTTGAATATAGTTTCAACCAAAGGACCCATATTGAGATAGATAGAATCAGTATCAGATGCAATGACATAATCTTCACCATTGGTTTTAAGAATTTTATTTAAATAAGAATTCATCTTATTCATAATCCACTGAATTGAAACCTTACCAGAAAGGGTAATTGCTTCAGCATTTGCTAGTTTGTAATAACGGAAATACTGATTGCCGATAGCACCATAAGCAGAGTTAAGTTGAATCTTCCTCGCCATTTGGATGTTGTTGCATCTTGCAATCTCTTTTTCCAAGTCTTTCGTCTTTTTCTTTTCATACTCCTGCTCTGCCACAAGCATTTTCTTTTTGAAGATTACACGTTCGTTGTAAATCTTTTCCATTAGTTCTGGAAGAAATCCACGAACATCCTTGCGGAACATCGCACCATTAGCACAAACGGCATAATCCTTATACATCTCAAAATTAAGTGATTGATTAAGAATTTTGTCTACAGAAACTGTAGGATGCCTTTCATCCAAAAGAGTTTCTGGAGAAATATTATATTGCATAATCAAATGAGGATATAGAGAGTTTAAGTCAAAACTCACCACCCAATCATACATTCCAGGAATTGGTTCTTTTACATAAGCACCTTCATATTTTTCATCTTTCTTGGTTTTATTTTTAGGAGGAATTACAATGTTTTTCTTTTTGAGGTATGTATAAATGATATTATCCCACATACGAACCTGATAAAAAACGTCGGCATAATTCACTTTAGCGTCATATGCCATAGTCAAAGCAAGTTCAATGAGCTTCATCTTATCTTCTAATCTATCGACAAGTTCTACGTCGATGATGTTATATTCAATAAACTTTTGCCAACCCTCAGTATAAAAATCTTTGAAAGTATCAAACTCAGAGTGATCTAATTTTTTGGAACCAAGTTCAACTTCTGCAATATAATCTAGTCGATATGATTCCTGTGCCTTATAAGTGAATTTCTTATAAAGATCCAAATAATCAAGTTGAGTTAATCCACCAACATCAAATGTTGTATGCTTGCGCCCATTGATGAATACTTCACCTTCAGTTACAAGTCCCCAATTAGAAAAACGCTTCATTAGTTTCTCACCAAGAACACGATTCAAACGCTTACAAATATAAGGAATATCATACAACTGAATATTCCACCCAGTTACTACGTCTGGAACATCAACCATCCAATAGTTGATGAAATGACTTAGAAGTTCATATTCACTGGGACAGTGATAGTAAGTTACATCACTGCGATTATTATTAAAAGGTTTAACACCCCAAGTAATAATTTTTTTGGTTGTATAATCTTGAATTGTGATAGAAAGAATTTCCTCAGAACACGATTCCACATCAGGGAATCCTTGCTCTGAAGCAACCTCAATATCCAAAGTTACAAGCTTGATTTTGCTGATGTCAAACTTAATTTCATCCTCTGGGTATTTTTCCGAAATATATTGGCAGATATATCTATCGTTACCATATATTTCAAATCCATCTACACCTTCATACTTACTATAAAACTCACGGCAGTCTCTAACTGTTCCAGGATTAACTGGTTCAACATACTCTCCACTTAATGTTCTATATTTGGATTCTTTTTTAGTTTTTACATAAAGAGTTGGGAAGAACTCATCTCTTGTTTCAAATCTTTTTCCATTATCTACTCCACGAACCAAAAATTGATTTCCAATCAATTGAACATTAGTGTAAAATCTCATTCTTTAATTAAGTCCTCATATTTTTCAAGAAGTGTCGAAGTTGGATCTGCGAGTGTTAAAATCTTATCCGAACTCATCATAAATGTATTTTCCTTTGTATAACCACAAAGAAATGGTTCTAGTGTTTGATTGTTTTTTACCACAAAAGGTTTAACTAATTTGCAGTCTGGTTCTCCAATATCAGCACCAACTTCTTCAATCTGACTGATTAGTGTCAGATTGTTCATCAACGCTAGAATTTTGATCGGGTTCTTGTCCATATTTTAAAACATCATCAATGTACATTTCCTTTAATTTATCTTTTGGTTCCACAATAGTAACTACCCAGTCCGCTGGAATGGGAATAGTTTTATCTGCAGACAAAGGCATCCAAGGATAAAGGGAAACTTGAAATGCCGACTTTTGATTTTTTTCAGTTTCTTCTGTTAAAACTTGAGAGTCTCTTATTTTAATAATACAAGGTTTGCTGAGAAAATATCCGATAACTCTACGCTCTTCATCTTCACCAACATTCATTTCTTGAATATCTGAAATAATATCTTCTCCAGATTTAAGCAACAAAAGTTTAATCGTCATTTTTGCTCCATACCTCCAAACATTTTAGCAAGAAAAAAAGGGGGAGTCAACCTGGATTTTGCCAGGTGCTCCCCGCGCCGACGATATTCAGTTATATTTATTATTCACGTTTTCTATGAAACTTACATACTTTAACTTTCTTTCCTCCCATATAATAATCAGTTTTTCCTGCCCAACCACATTTTGGTTTTGGTGGTTTTGCATCTGCACCAAAGTCACCTTTCATTTCTTTTAAGATGAACATAAATTCTTGGAAGGTTTTCATTCTTGTAAGTTTTTTTATCTATTTAGAGATAGTCTTTCCTCTTGTGATGTTCGGGAACAATTCTACCAAGAGTAACAGTCAAAAGCCCATCTTCAAAATCAACTGATCTAACTTCCGTATCATCAGAGAGTGTCCAGGAACGTGTAAAACTCCGTTGAGCCAAACCTTTGTGGACATACCTGGTATCGGTTTCCTTATCTTCTTTCTGCCCTTCGATAAAGAGTTTACCATCTTGAGTATAAACATAGACTTCCTTCTTTTTAAATCCAGCAAGCGCAAGTTCTAGTCGGGACTCCACATTGCTAACTTGAACCAAGTTATAAGGTGGGTAGTTAGAAGTCGTTTCATGAATCGTAAATAAACGATCAAAGTATTCATCAAGTCCAATACTATTGCGGGTAATCTTATCCATCAAAGTAGGAAGATCCGCAGCAGTGTAACGTGCAAGGTTAGTCATTATAGTAGCTCCTTTTTAAGCGAGGTTTGATTGTGTGATCCCTATAAGGCGATCATTATTAATTATACAAGAACATAAAAAATGCGGGATGGTGTTTCCCGCACTTTATTATTCGGGTTTTTCTACTTCATCTAAGTGAACTCGTAGAGCAGATTTCCACTGCTTTTCTGTATATCCACAAGCAATAAAGAATCTGCGAACCATTTCTAAAAATTGAGTTTCATTTAAATATGGATCACCAGATTTAACAACTACATCTTCATCAGGAAGAATAAACTTGGCATCGGGATTACTATGCCAAGCAGCATCTTCATTTTTATGAATAAAACGAAACTCAAAACTTCCCGAAACCATCACTCACCTTCCTGGGGTTTACCCTTTTTACCAATATTATATTTCTGTTCTAAAATCCAATCATTCTTATCCTTATAGGCAAGAACTTTGATTTGATTAAGTGGTGCAATATCAGTTACAGCACTTTCTTTTACAACTGTAATTAGTCCCCAGTCAGCAAGTAAACGAACAATACGATTGCGACGTTGAACGTCATTCACAGTCAGATTTGCATGTTTACCATCCAGGGCAAACAGTTCCTTAAAGTGAACAATATAATATCTACCCTGCTTATGCAGAATATGGCAAGATTGATAGAGTTTTTTCTCCTTGCGTGATGCAACTCCGATGCGAGTCAAAGTTTCACGAACTTTCAGAAAATCATCAGGTTCATTAAGAATTACCTCTACCATTTGATCCTGAGACCATTCGACAGTAGGTTCTACCGTGGTAGTCATTTTTTTCCTCCAATATCAAGTCGTTGTTTGATGAAAGTTAGTTGTTCTTTTGTTAAGATTTTCAATGCTTGAGATGCTTTTTCATTACTATAACCATAGTATGATTTAATACATTCTAAGTCTTGAATCTTATCTTTTCGGAGCCAGGGAGAAAATCTCTTCTTTTTCCTTAGACTATTTAGATAAAACAAATATTGCATATCTTTATCAAGATGATGATTCATATTCATTTCATTCGCATACATCACACAATCAATATGCCCAGACAAGCAACGATTGATGATATATGGCGGATAAGATTTAATATCCTCTGTTAAATCTTCTTTTGTAAAATTAATTGAATTTAACCAATCTTTCAGTTCCATAACAAATTTTTATTATAATTAAACAGCAAAAGTTCTTTCCTCTCTTTTTGCTCACGCATATATTCACCAACAGAACGCATAGTATAAGTCAAATCAAACTCACCAGTCTTCCAATTTTTGAACCGTTCTTTAACCAGTTGATCGGAGTTATAACTTATCAGTTGATGCATATAACAAGCATCACAATCAGCAGCAAACTTATCGTGATCAAATCCTTTGTGCATTGATCCCTTACTCCCATAGAGATTATCCTTAATATCATAAGGAGGATCGAGATACACAAAGGCACCCATATTTCCATCCAACAAATAGTCGTAAGAGTAATTAGTTATACGCCAATGTTCAATCAATTTAGAATACGCAGGCAGTTTTTCAATCCCTCGCAATGAGAAGTTGGAGTTCGAAGCTTGTTGTGAAAATGATGAGCTCTCTGTGAGACCACTGAAACTGCACTTATTGACAACATAGAAAGCCACAGCACGATCAATGCTAGGCAAACTTTGGTCATTAATTTGCTCCTTTGCTTGAAGGAAAAGTTCTCTTGCTAACTCTGGAGTATTGTTTGTTGATTTAATATCTACTAATTTATCTTTGATATCAATTCCAAAAATCTGGAGTTGTTGCCAGAAGTTTACCAGAGGTTCGTATAAATCATTCACCCAAATATTTAATCCAGGATACTTTTTGGTGATATAAATCGCAACACTTCCTCCTCCAAGAAATGGTTCACGGAACTCATCGTAGTTGCGAAGATCTGGAAAATAACAATCCATCTTTTCACAAGCACGAGACTTTCCACCAGGATAACGAAGAGGAGTTTTCAAAGATTTCATTCAAACTCTCCCGCTTTATTTGATAAACGTTGCATTTCATAAGGAAAACTACAAGTCACCGAAATAGCAGTAGATTTTGTTGCTTTTGCCATCTCACGATAACCAGTTCCAACATAAATTTGTCCGCCAACTACAGCAACTGCCATAGAACCCCAGAAGATATAATACCACCTGGATTTAACTTGATGTTTTTTCATTTAAACTCACATTCAACCATAATTTCAGTTAACGCTGCCAAAAGATTAATTTCTTGATCAGCAACGAACGCACATTGATATTGGTACTTAGCAATAACAAGAACGGCAGCAGGGATAGTTTGGGGTGAAAGACTATCATAACAGGCGTCATACACCCTGCGAAGAAGACTAGAAGCGTCGTTGTCCAAGTTGGATACCACCCACTTTCTGACTTCAGAAAAGTTTTTATCTTTGAGAGATTTGATAAGTTCATTTACAGAGATGTCTGAGAAAGATGCAAGAATGCCTGAGTCAATCTTCCCTCCCATAGCGTACCTCTGACATTCGTTGAGAACGCGCCTGAAGTCGGGAAAGTGCTTTGATACCAGTTCTGCAACGACTTTTTGATCATATCTGATGCCTTCCGCATCCAAGATGTTTTGTAGACGCTTGAAGAAGGATCCTGCCAACTGCGCTTTTTGTTTCCCTTTGATTGTGAAGTCGATGACAGCACATCGGGAATGAAGAGGTTCAATAATTTTGTTCTTGTAGTTACATGTGAAGATGAATCGGCAGTTGCTATAAAATGCCTCAATATTTGCCCGTAGAAGGAGTTGTACGTCGTTTCCTGTGTTATCTGCTTCATCGATGATGATGACTTTGTGTTTAGAAGATCCCGTAAGTGAGACGGTCGAAGCAAAGTTCTTTGCTTGGTTTCGTACAGTATCCAGGAAACGCCCTTCGTCGGATCCATTGATGACATAATAATCTGCTCTCAGTTCATTACAAAGTGCTTTTGCAATTGTTGTTTTACCAATTCCAGGAGGTCCCGCAAGAAGAAGATTTGGAATCTCACCTTTCTCTACAAACTCTTTAAATGTTTTTTTAGTATCATCGGGGAGAATACAATCCTCAATTACTTGAGGACGGTATTTTTCACAAAATAAAAATTCACTTGCCATAATATATGAAAAAAATATAAGAAAATTTAAACAATATTCAATGTTAAAGATAGTTTTTTATCCAAACATTCATAAACACAATGTTTTTCTCCTGCATATATTATAAATGATTTTTTGGAAGTTTCAAAATCTTTTTCAGAAATTTTCCATTTAGATTTGCCATATATTGGTTTGACTATAACATTATATGGATGTTCGTGTGAAGGAAAACTTACGCTATGATTTGAACTACCCAAACTAAAATAAAAATTTCCATTTATTCTAGTTCCAGTATATTTAAGTATCTTTTTTTGTAAATCACGAAGTTGTTTATTTAAATCTAAAATATTTGATATAATAGTCGTAAATCCAAGATTGTAATATTCTATCCATTTATCATAATTAAAAATTCCAGAGGAATCAAAAAAATCCTCTTGAGAATTTCCATTAAATTGAGTAATAATTTCTATAGTTGGTTGATTCCAATAATACTTACAAGGCCATCTATGTGTAATTTTTAGAAAATCAAAGACATCTTGTTCGGATATGTCTAACTGATGACTGTCCACCACTTCAAGAATTTTTTTTAAAATAAGTACATCATTCATGATTTATACCCAAGAAGGTTTTCGTTCTGGCATACGAAGATAATTAGATGCAACCCAAGGTTTGGATGCAATATACATCTTATAAGCAGTAAAAGTGTCAATGCTTGTGTCAAGTTTATACTCATCGGGCATCGCACGAGCAAAAGGAGTTACATTAGTAATCTTTCCTTTTGGAAAAAGATAATAAGCACCCAGAAGAGTATTATAGCACGAATGGATTTTACCATAACGCACAGCATACTCATCACACAGATTCATTCCCCACTTGATTAACCAATAGGCATTGTCAATTGATTTTGCTGCCCATTTTGTGCAAGGATGATTGCGAAATGCACCCTTTTCAGTTTTGTAAGCGTTACCATCTGCTTTATGGATTGCTCCATAATTATGATACCACTTAGATGCTACGATAGAAAGCATTTGGCAACATTCAAGAGGCATCTTAACGATATGTTTGTCAGGAAGACAAATTGCCGACTCAGCAGGAAATGGATGAGTGACAAAGATATTCATTCGAAAGTTGAATCAGGTTCCAGAGCAATATAATAACACAGATCGTGGTTCTTACTGATAAAACGTGACAAAAGTTTTTGTGAGACTACAACTTCATAAGTTCCAGGAAGAACCTTGATATTCTCCACTTTAAAGTTGAAGACAAACTCAGCATCAGTTTCGCCAACAACGATTGCAAAATCATTGGAGGTATCATTCTTCTTATCACGAACAACCAGTTTTACAACACCACCTTCACCAACAGCAGAGATGTCGGGAAGTTGATATACTGCAGCAGCTTTAAGAAGTTTATCAAGTTGCTCAGTGCTTAGTTCAAAACACACATCCTCACTGGGAAGGTTGATTGCCTTGTCAGGAGGAGTAATGATGACGCTAGGATCTGCAAAGAAATACTTAGAACGCATTTTACCTTCACGGATAACTACATATCCGTCATTAGCAAAATCAAGTTCAGGACTTTGATGAAGATTCAAACCATTAAGAAATTGATTCAAATCATAAACACCAAAATCTTGAGGAAACTCTTCAGTAATTGTTGCTTCGGCAAGAATATTTTTCATCACACTAATAGTGCGAAGTTTGCTGCCTTGCTTGAAAAGAATAGATTGGTTGATAGAAGAAAAATTCTTCAGGACAGAAAGAGTTTTATCAGAGAGTTTCATAATCAGTAATTGTAAGTATTGGTAGTATTTTTGTGAAGTCCAGCAAAATGATAGAGAAGAATGCAATAATGAATTGCTTTCAGAATATCTTGTTTTGACTTACCATTCTTCTTACCAAAACGAGAAAGATACTTGATAGCATTTGAGCGTGTGAATGCTTCTGCGTCACCAATACTTTCAATCAAATCAAGAGTCTGAGTTTTAGATGTTTCAGAAGTATAATGAGAATGATAGGTGCTGGAAAGATAACTCTCTACTTCTTTCAGAGTTTTGTCTTCTTCGTATTTCCAAAAACCATTTTTGTTTGTATTTTCGGGCACAGTCAAATTAAATGTAGAGGGACAATTAAACGAAATGTGATCATCTCCAAGTCCACCAGGAATTCTAGAATTAACAATTTGCTTAGAAAGATTTAGAGTTCCATCACTGTTTTCACTCATAGTAAATTGAATCTGATCTGGAGATGAAGAAGATTTTACCGACAATGCAATACTGCCATTTTCCCATAAATCTTGATTGGGAAGGGAACTTTCATAAGTGCTTTCAAAATTTTTAGACATTGTAAATCATAGTAAAGGACAAAAGAGGAGGCACTTTTTACCTCCTCACATTCTATCAAATATTGGGAGGATAGTCAACGTATTCCACAGTCAATTCAGGTTGCGAAGGCATCTTGAAATCATCATCCACTTTATCATAAAGTTCCAGGAACGATTGCTTAGTTTCATCATCAAAACGATTAATGCAAACTTGAATTGCTTTTGCCTTATCGTTGAAGATGCTGTAGGCACGGATGATGTGAACCAGACGGCGGGTGCTGATGATTTCCTCAATACCACCATCATAGAAAGTCTTACGGATGATGTCTGCCCAATCAATCAGACGCTTGCAGAAGTCACGATCTTCCACACCAATGTCCAAAGCGATGCCTTCCAGAATTTTCTGCTCAGTGGTAGGAGCAGGATATGCTTGCTCAAAAGTCACAGGGAATCGCTCAAGGAATGATTCGTTAAGAACGTTAGTGCCGATGAAACGTCCATCATCAGAACCCTTACCCTTGGTGTTTGCAGTGGCGAAAATGTTGAATCCAGCAGCTGGTTTGACGAACTTACCAATTTTTTTCAGAAAGACACCTTTACCTTCCAGAACAGATTGCAGGCACAGAATCTTATTAGAAGCAAGATCAATCTCATCCAGCAGCAGAACAGCGCCACGCTCAAGTGCTTCAATGACAGGACCGTTGTGCCAAGCAGTTTCGCCATTTACCAGACGGAAACCACCGATAAGATCATCCTCATCAGTCTCAATAGTAATGTTGACACGAATCAATTCACGCTTAAGTTGAGCACACGCTTGCTCCACACTGAACGTTTTACCATTACCCGAAAGACCCGTAATGAACGTAGGATAAAAAAGACGGGATTGAATAATTTTCTTAATATCGTTAAAGTTACCAAACTTGACGAAGGTATCATCTTTATCAGGAATAAGGTTTTGATGCACTTCAGGAAGAACAGAAACATTATTGAAAGAGCGTTCAATTTCTTGAACTTTTTGTTGGGTTACTTCAAGGTTCCATTTACCCCTACCAACTTTAAAGTCTTCTAGTTTTTTGGTAACAGTTTGATAGTTGGAATCATTCAGAGCACACCACGCACGAATATCAGCACCAGTAATACTATTACCGTAAAGTGCTTGAAGAGAAGTGCGGATATAATCGGAAGAAAGTGCCATAATCGACGAAGTTTGTTTTGTTTCAACTCTGTTATTATAGAGCAAAAAAGAAGTACTTAAATTTTTTGTGGTCAGTTTGCCAACTGGTTTCGAAGTGTCTCAAGATACTCCTTAGTACAAATATGCCCTTTAAATCCAGGATAATACTTTTTTACAATACCATTAATTCCCATAGCAGTAATGGCACTATCACATAACACCCAAACTTCTTTGGTGTCGTATTTAACAACGTGTTCAAGTGGAAATTTAGATTTCATGCCACTAAAGAAATGAATTCACTTAGAACTTTTTTATTTAGTTTTTTAGTCTTAAGAGATTTCACAAAAGCAGATTTGATTTGTGCTTTAGATGCATCTTCAGCAACTTCAAACTCAGCATCTTGAGAAAGTGTGGAAGAAGACAATCCAAAGTAAGCATCATATCCAGAATTGGTAATAGTAAAACTTCTCAGTTTCTTCCAATCATTTTGGATTTTTTGATATTGTTTATCAGTATATTCGTGATAGAGACTGATAAAACGATTAGCATTACGTCCCTCAAGAACACGAATACCAATAAAGTTCACAGAAGAAAACTTATCCTTCAAGTTACGAAGAAGAACATCAGTAAACTCATGATATCCATAATCCATTTTGTAAGTAGTTCCAAGTTTACGATCCCGTAGAAAAGTCTTACCAGGATTAATACCGCGAACACCAAGATAAGGTTCAGAATCAACATTTCTCTTTACTTCTACATGATAAGGAAGATAATTTGCCTCACCATCAGTCAAAACAATACATTGAACTTTCTGAAGTTTGTTTTCTTTTTGAAAGTTAGGGAGAATTTGATGAAGAGAAATGAGTGCCTCATTCAGAGGGGTGCCTGAC